TTTATAAAAAGCTTTTTGTGCAGATTCATAAACACTATCTTTAACTTCTTTACCTTTAGCTATTAGCTTATTTATATGTTCATTTTGCTTAATATAATCTGAATAATCAGAAATAACATCATTACCCCATTCTTTTAATTCATAAGAAGGGTTTACATATGTGTCAGCATAATAATTATCCATAGGTTCATTAATATTAACAACAAATTTATTACCTTCATAAAAATCATCATTAAGGTCAACAACATCATATTCATCAAAATCAGTCCCAATTTCCCTATTTTTATATATTTTTCCATATCTATCTAAATCTTCATCATCAAATTCATCACCAAAATCAGGAAATATTTTATCGACTCCAGATTGTAATAATTTTTGTGCTCCGCTTGTTAACTGTTTACCTTGTTTAGTACCTAATAACCCTGTTAATAATAAAGGTAAAGCAATAGTTCCAACAGTTTTAGCTACTTTACCGGCATTTTTCCAGGTGAATACATCATCTAATAATCCTTTTTCTTCTTTTACTGGTAATTCTGGAAGTTTCGGCATTTTTTTACCTTTTGGTAAGTCTGGAACTTTAGGTAATTGAGAAGCTAAATCCTTTATTAATTTTTCATTAATTGTAGTTCCGCTTTCTATTTTATCTAATAATTTTTTATAATTATCAGAAAAATCCTTTTGTTTTGATACAGCATAATTTATAGCATTATCATACCACAACATTTCATTTTTATTTGGGTCATTTTCAACCCCAATATCTTCTACATCATTTTTTAATCCTTTAAGTCTTTTAGTTCTTCGAGAGCCACCTACTCTATTATCAGAAGGGATATTAAATTCATTTTGTGTTCTTCTCAATTCTTTCAAAAAATTACTAATAAATATTTCTGTTACCTGAAATTTAACATTAGTAAACTTTTTTAATAATTCTTGAAAAATAATACGATAATCCTCAATACTTAACGATTTTTTAGTTTGTTTTGTAGTTTTAATTAAAGCTATTAACATTTCTAAAAATACCTTAGGATATATAGTATTAAACCCCGCTAAAGGTAATGAAGCTAATTTAGATTTATCAACTAACCTTTTTAATTTATTAAGGTCAACACCTTGATAAGGGTCTACAAAATTTTTTCTTACCAATGCTTTATATTCTACTCTTAATTCATTTGGAACTTCACCACCCTTCTTTAATTGTCTCTTGGTAGTATTTTTTTTCCTCATGTATATATATACAATGGAGAAAATTGTTAAGTACCAAATAATTAAAATTAATAATAATTACGATTGTGTAATATTAAATACATTTACAGATAGAGCATTAGCAATTGAATTTATGAATGATTATGTAGCATCAAACTATCATATAGATAATGTTAACACTAAAGCATACTGTAAAGATGAAAAAACCATTATTATATATAATTATCATTATTTTACATCCAAATCAATTGAATCAAAAATAATGGTAGTTGAATATTTTGAAGAAACCGACGCATATCAAACATAAGCACCGTAAGCGTGTTTCTCTTCAAGTACATAATTAGGGTATTTTTTTGATATTATTACATATCTTGATGTTGAATTTAATATACGTCTAATTACTGACTTACTCATACCGAAATATTTGGATAATGCATAAGTTATATGATGAACTGAAGCACTTCTTGGGAATATGATTAAAGTATCTAATTCATTCAATAAAACACGTCCTAAAGCCCTTTCATTAGGTATTAATAGATGAGAACTAACTAAAACGCTAATATTAGCTTTTCTTGCAACTTCACACAAATCTTTTATTAAATGAAATACATTATTTTGTTGGTTTTTATCTGAAAATGTGGCTACATCATCAAATACAAACATACAATCTTTATATCCTTCTTTAACAAAATCAATAGGTTCTAATATATTTAATTGAAACATTTTTAATCCTTTAAATGCGGGGTCATCTTGAAATTTAGTACGTCCAACGAAAAAAACTTTATTTTTTGGATATAGTTTATTGTATGATTTTATAAATTCTGCCATCATGGTACTCTTACCACTTCCGGCTTGTCCTGCTAACATAATCACCCCGCGTCCAGTTGTAGACATTATAGGTTTTATAATAGAGTCTTCTGGTTGTTCACTTAAATCTATTTCAGCGAACAAATCATCATCTAAATCCTCATGAACATAAAGAACTTTTTTATCATATTCACCACCTTTAATAAACCCTATTGGGACTGGTTCTTTATCATTAATACTTTTACCATCAATTGAAAACATTATATTTATATATAATATAATATATTATTTATATGGATGTTTATAAAAATATAAGAAATGATAGAGGAGTAAAATTTTGTGAGGTATGTCAAGTTAATATAAGTACTGGAAACTTTACAAGACATAAAAGAAGAAAAATACATTTAAAAAAATTAAGAAAAATATTAAAATAATATAATATAATATAATATATATATATGGAAGTTAGTAATAGATTAGAAGAATTATACGAGGCATTAGAAGAATGTGAACAACTCTTATTAAAGTTACAAGATGGTCATGAATCTATATTAGATGAAATAGACGCAATAAAAAAGGTTTATTGTGGTTTAGAACATTGCTCGGCTAATTGTGATGATGTAGAACATTGCCATATGACTGAACATTGTGATAAAGATTGTCCAGGAAGATTTTGTGCATTTAAGAAAGATACCGAATTATAATTTATATATATAATATATATATATGACAGATATTACAATAGGTAAAACACAAGCGGACTTGAACAAACCTAAAAAAACAGGTAGACCTAAAGTACCTATTAATGAATTAGTAGATAAAAAAGAATCATTGGTTTGTTCATGCGGTGTATTAGTTAGGCGTGATAATATGTCCCAACACCGTAAATCTAATAAACATAAATTAATTATAAGTAAGTATGCGACATCTGAAAATGAGAAATTTAAACTACTTGAAAATGAATTAATAACTATAAAAAAACAATTAAAAAATATTCAATTAAAAATTGATTATGAAAAAACTAAATTAACATTGTAATATAATAATTAAAAAGCTATCGCTAAAATAATATATATAGATTAATATATAAACAATGGACCCAGAGTACTTAAGACAACGAGTAAGACATTTCTTAGCAAAAGAAGCAATGGCACGTTCAGGAGGTGATTTAAATTATAATCCTGGCATGTTGATTGGTGATGGTAGAAAACGAGCAGTCGGAAGGCCTCGAAAAGTAGGAAGACCAACACTTAAAGCAGTTAAACGCCGAAAAGCAGTTGGTGGAGCACGACCAAAAAAAGCGGCGAAAGGTAATATGGCGGCATTATCAGAATGGAGAAAATTTTTCGATGGTTATAGAAGGCGTCACCCTAATATGGCATATAGAGAAGCCCAACAGAAAGCAGCATCTGAATATCGTAGACGATAAACATTAATATATATTATTTCTAAAGTTATAATATACATGTCAATAGAAATCTTGTTAAAAAACAACGATTATAAATTATATCTTAATGCAGAACAATTAAAATCATCAAATATTGATTCAGAACCTGGAAACCCTTTATTTATTGGTACAAATAATGCATCAAATATGTTATTAGGTAATGTTAATGCTCCTATTGCAATAAGAGGTAATGTAATAAATTTTGTATTATCACCAACTGGACAAATGATATTACCTAATGCAACAGACCCTAATACTGCATATTCATTTTCATCATCACAAGCAGAATTAAATTTATCATATTCAGTAATTGGAGCATATACACTGGCTAACGTTGGTACTTTAAAAATAAGAAGAATTGGTAATTGGGTTGATATATATATTACTCAAACATTATATGGTAATGTAGTAAATCCAGGTTCTGGGTTAAATTCAAATGCTATTATTCCCATAAATTATAGGCCTTTAACATCACAATATTATCCATGTATAATTAAAGATAATTTTAATATTTTTTCAACTGGTTTAATGATAATAAGTACTGATGGTAGTTTTAATGTTGATACATTTTCAAATTGGACAATAGGAACACAAGCAGGATTAATTAATTTTTCTATTTCATATCCAATTGCATAAATTTTATATTATTATATGATATAAAATGAGTATACAGAATTTATTATCGGAAAATGATTTCGATTTGTTTTGTGATAGATTAACAGTAACCACATTAAATGCAGAATTTGGAACATTTGAATCTATAGGAGTACATAATATTAATCCTAAAAACTTTGGTGGAGAACTTAATATAGGTATGGGTGGATTATCATCAGTTGTGAATATCGGTAGTATTGGTACACCTATTTACATAAATGAACAACTATATGAAACTGGCACAACTGGGCCAACTGGGCCAAGTGGTTCATCATCTGGAATAACTGGAGCTACCGGACAACAAGGTATTCAGGGGAATACTGGAGCTACCGGACAACAAGGTATTCAGGGGAATACTGGAGCTACAGGACAACAAGGTTTACAAGGTATTCAGGGTAATACTGGAGCAACTGGTTTTACTGGTTTTACTGGTTCAACTGGTGATACAGGACAACAAGGTTTACAAGGTATTCAGGGTAATACTGGGTCTACTGGTTCAACTGGTGCTACAGGACAACAAGGTTTACAAGGTATTCAGGGTAATACTGGAGCAACTGGTTTTACTGGTTTTACTGGGGCTACCGGACAACAAGGTATTCAGGGAAATACTGGAGCTACAGGACAACAAGGTATTCAGGGAAATACTGGGGCTACAGGTGTACAAGGGTTTACAGGGGCTACAGGACAACAAGGTGCTACAGGAACACCAACTGGACAAATTGTATCATTTAATTCAAGTGGTAATAGTACAAATGGTAATTATTACTCATTTACAGGTATGCAATCAACAGAAGTAAGAGGTCAATATGTTGTAACAAAAAACGTTACATTATCTAATTTATATATCCAATTATCGGTAGCGGTTGTTGGAGCTTTATCTGCTACTATTAGAGTAAATGGTGTTAATACATTATTAGTTGCAACTGTTACGAGTGGAAATAGTACGGCTAATAATATTATAAACACTGTTCCAGTGGCTATAGGTTCATTAATTTCAATATTGTTAAATAATAGTGGAGCGGCTATAATTAACTCAACAATATCATTTCAAATGATATAATAAAATATAATCTAATAATATATGCAATATTCTACGACATTTATTGATGATGATTACACACTTAATTACTCTTATACTGTGAATTTTGTAGATTGTACAAATGGTAATATTAATTTATCGTTTGACAAGATTAGTGATTATTACGGAAATGGAACATCTTTTTATATTATAAAATCTGATTCATCTTCTAATACTATTACATTGACACCATATTTAACTGATACTATTAATAACTCAAGTTCGTATGTGATGACTACAGACAATATACATTTGATATGTTACGACACTAATTGGTATATTTTATCATAATAAATTTTATAATATCTTTATATAGTATAAAATGTCGATACAAAATTTATTATCCGAAAATGATTTCGATTTATTTTGTGATAGATTAACAGTAAACACCTTAACTGCCGAATTTGGTACATTTGAAACTATTGGAGTAAATAATATTAATCCTAAAGATTTTGGTGGAGAAATTAACATTGGTATGGGTGGTTTGACTTCAAGGATAAATATTGGAGAAATATCTACACCATTATACCTGAATCAAGTTCTATATGAAGGAGGCCCAACAGGTAGTATAGGTCCTACAGGTCCACAAGGTATTCAAGGTATTCAAGGTATTCAAGGTATTCAAGGAATTCAAGGTATTATAGGTCCTACAGGATTACAAGGTCTTCAAGGGATTCAAGGTATTATAGGTCCTACAGGATTACAAGGTCTTCAAGGGATTCAAGGAATTCAAGGTGTTATAGGTCCTACAGGATTACAAGGTCTTCAAGGGATTCAAGGTCTTCAAGGAATTCAAGGAATTCAAGGTATTATAGGGCCTACAGGATTAAATGGAACGAATGGAACTAATGGTACTAATGGTTCAATAGGTCCTACAGGATTAAATGGAACGAATGGAACGAATGGAACTAATGGTACTAATGGTTCAATAGGTCCTACAGGTCCGGGGATATCGTCTGAGGTTGTTTTAAATGGGAGTTGGACAGGTGCATTTATTCAAGGTACCTCGTTATCCGTATCAAGAGTAGGTAACGTTTTATTTATTAGTACTCCGGAAGTAACTGTTGCATTAAATTCATCCGGTGGAATAGCAACTTACAATATAGCATTACCATCACAATTTTGGCCAATATCATTCAATGCCGGCGGTTCTATATACACTTGGTCAGTAGGAAACATTAATATAGGTTATTTTAAATTAAGTAATTTCGGAGTATTAACTGTTGGTTCAAGAGTAGACGTGAATTTTACCAATCCACCTGCACCATTTTTGGCTCAACCAGGTCTTACAGGAATACCTGCACAAGTTTTTACATGTTATTTAGGTTAAATATTATTATATAAATATATATATATATATATAATGTCAATTCAGAATCTTCTTAGTGAAAATGATTTCGATTTATTTTGTGATAGATTAACAGTAAACACCTTAACTGCCGAATTTGGTACATTTGAAACTATAGGAGTAAATAATATTAATCCTAAAGATTTTGGTGGAGAAATTAACATTGGTATGGGTGGTTTGACTTCAAGGATAAATATAGGCGAAACAGGAACCCCATTATACCTAAATGATCAATTGTACACTCCTGGAGCATTGGGAGCTACTGGGGCTACTGGACAACAAGGTATTCAAGGTATTCAAGGTATTCAAGGTATTCCAGGGGAAACAGGGCCGACAGGTGTAGGAGCTTCAACAGTAATGGGAGCTTTTGGTTCAACTCCTAATGCTAACGGTGGTACTATTTTAGGCAATGTATTAACTTTACAACCGGCAGACATATTTTTTAATCCTGGTGGTGTTAGCTCAACTACACAAACTTTTAGAGGTGTTAAAACATTTAGAGACGGACTAACATTAGGTCCATTCGTAGCTCCATTTGAGTCTATATTATCGATATATTCTGTTTTTAGTAATCCTTTTACGTGGACAGGATTTAATATACCAATAGCACCGGTTACCGTGATATATGAACGTATTGGGTTTACTGTTAATATGTACATACCAAGTTTTTTTCAATCTGATGCTACAGCTATTCCTGCTAATATTCTAACTGGTTCAACTATTCCAGCACCTTATAGGCCTGCCTCGGATAGACGTGGTATGATTGGAGTATATGATGCAAATCGTCCAGATGGTGGGCCAAATTTTGAATTTACAACGGGTAATTTTGCGGTAACTCCAGCAGGACAAATCTTTGTTGGTGTTGGTTTAAATACGACAACAGAAACATTAATAGGATTCACAAGTAGTGGAGGAGGAGATTATAATGGTATCCAATCCCAAACTATTACATATACATGTTATTAAACACTAATTACTAATTATTATATTTTATTATTATATAATAATGTCAGTGGAACTTCTTCTTAAACCCAACGATTACAATCTCTTTCTTAACGGTACATTTACCGGTATAGTTAATAATACAACACCTATTAATCAAGTTAGTCTAATAGGTAACTGTAGAGGTTTATACTCAGCTAATAATATAGTATCAGTTAACTTAATTCAATTATCTCCTAATATAATTGCTTATAATTTAGTATTAAATCAAACTGGTGATATACCAATAGGAGCAAATGGCGTTAATAGTTTATCTTTTCCATTTCAACCGACATTATTTCCTTCATGGGCTATACCTACAGCTACTAAAACTATTAATTCATGTGTAATGGTTGTTAATCAAGGTAGTGGTAATGTTACTTATCAAGCATTCTTTCAAGTTGAAAATATAAATTCTAATGGATTTTTTAGTCTTGTTCTCGATAATCCACCAGGTTCATTAAGTATAGGTAGTACTTTTAGATTTATTGGGTGTTCTGGAATTTATACTCTAACATAAATATATATTAATTATATGAATGCACCACCACTAAGCGATAGTCAAATTAATGCATTATTAAATAAAAAAGTCAATATAGTTACATACGAAGACATACATAAGTATAATAGTGTGGATGAATTACTTGGATGTTACAAACAGTGTATCATACTATTTTGTAATAAACCAAATTATGGCCATTGGACTACTTTATTTATTTGCCCAACTGATGGAAAATTGAATTATTTTAATTCATACGGAGATTTGAAGAGTAAATATGAAGGATACCCAGACGCACCATTAAAATTAATAGATAAAAAATATAGAAAAGAATCGTATCAAGATTATCCATATTTAACTGATTTAATGATAGAATCTGATTATGAATTAGAGTACAATCCATATGATTTCCAAAAATTAACTAATAATATTAAAACATGTGGATATTGGTGTGTATTACGGTTATATTGTAAAGAAATGGATGATAAAAAGTTTTATAATTTTGTAATGGAAAACTGTAGGAGTCTAAATATGGAACCTGATGAATTTGTAGTATCTGTCATTAATAGTAATTGTCAATATTAATAAATTTTATATATAATATTATTATATATAAATGAGTACAAGTAATCAAAATAGATATGCTCAAGATAATGTATATTTTAATGTTGAATTTTTAGGTGATAAGAATATACCTAATCAATTGATGATTTATGATACTACACTAAATGAAAGTATTGTAGATAATTCAATTAACTATTTTCTTTCAGTTATTGATTTTGCTATTCCATTAACTTCTGTACCTATTATGTTAGTGCCTTTAGAAACTGGTTCATTAACAAATACTACAATGTCAATTACTTTTGTAGTTAATGGTACTCCTATGACAACACAAAAAGTTATATATACACCAGAAAGAACTGACCCAGCACATTATACTTTTATATATGATTATAACACAATGATTAATATGTTAAATAATACTTTAAGAGCTTGTTATAATGCTTTAGTTTTAGCTCATCCTGCCTTTGCACAATCATTGGCCCAAGCACCATTTTTCATATATGATTCTACTACTGAATTAATAACATTAGTTACTGATATATCATATGCTACCAATATACCACAATTAAATACTGTTGTAATTTCGATTAATAATGATTTACTTAATTACTTAAATGGTTTTTCATTTCAATATGTTTTTAGAGATGTTCTCGGAGTTCGTACACCTTTTTATGATTTTAACATATATACTGATGGTTCAAATTTATTTCAAAATAATGCAAATTATCCGATTGCTTCTTTAGCATCACCTTTATATATAAAAACTATACAATCATATGATAATATGGCTAATTGGAGTGATTTAAAGAAAGTTATTATTGTATCTAATTCATTACCTGTAGCCGGTGAATCTATACAAAGAGGTACTACAAATCAAAATATTACAAATACTCAATATGTTTTATCATCTTTTACTCCTGAAATATTAAAAGCAGGTGACCAAAGAAGTACTATTTATTATAATCCTGCTTCACAATATAGATTAATTGACATAACAAGTGATATGGATATAAGAAGAATTGATATAACGGTATATTGGGAAGATTTTAATAATAATTGGTATAATATGGAATTATTACCAAATGATAATGCTACGGTTCGACTTGGATTTTTGAAAAAAGATTTGTATAAGTCAAATTTATTAAAAAAAATGTAAATCTATAAAACCTATAAATTATTAAATTTTATATATAATTCAATTAGTTATATATAATTATTATTTTCATTACATATATATATAATGAGCCAAATCTTAGAAGACAACATTAGTCTATTAACAGTTACAGATTCACGATTAGTTTTTAATGATGGATTTGCGTATAAAGTGATAAGCGGTGGAGAAGAACATACCTTTCGTGCATTTACGCCTACTTCTTCATCTACTAACGGTCTTTCATTTAGTTGCATTCCCCCGTCAGATATTATTGCGTTCTCGCGTGAGTGCTTTATTAACTTAGTATGTTCAATTCAATTAACTGCTGTTTCTACTGCTGCAGGACAAAGACTTGTAGATGTAAATAGATGTGGATTGAGACAATTTCCGGTGTCAAGTATTATAGACAATTGTTCAATCACAATTAATGGAGCCAAGATAAACGTCCAATTAGCACGTCAAATCCATTATTTGGGTAAATATTTCCATAATGATGTTGAAATTGGTAATACATTTTTATCTGGTTCTCCTTCTGCTCCTGACCAATCTCAAGAATATGCCGATTTATTGGGTTCGGTTAGAAATCCTTTGAGTAATATGTACCAAACACCTATAAATAACTATATTGGACGACAAAATGGTTGGACTTGTGCACGTAATGATTTATCAACTGCTGCCGGACAACAATTAACCGCTATTGTTAACATCAATATATTTGAACCCATTTTTCTCAA